TCGTTCCTAGGCCAGCAAAGTCAGTTCCTAGACCTGCGATGCCTTTTCCTAAGTTACCGTACTGATTAGCAACATTAGTTAGTCCTGAACCAAAATCACCGTATTGTCCGCCTAGTTGTCCTAGTCCTGAACCAAAATTACCGTATTGTCCGCCTAGTTGTCCTAGTCCTGAACCAAAATTACCGTATTGTCCGCCTAGTTGTCCTAGTCCTGAACCAAAATTACCGTATTGTCCGCCTAGTTGTCCTAGTCCTTGGCCTGCTGTCATTGCAGCTCCTCTCGCTCCTTCAAATCCTCTTGAACGCAATCCACCGATACCTTCCATCATACCTCTACCAAAAGATCTTTCTCTTTCTTGTTCCATTAATCTACCGCGAGATCCTCCAAAAGCACCTGAGCTTACCGCTCGGTCTCTGTTCGCCATGCTTTGTTGTGTATTGGCTTCTTGCATATCACGCATAGTCTGTTGAACTACATCGTCTTCATAAGGGTTGTAGAAAGCCCTCGCAGCACCTGGTCTAAAGTAATTAGCTGCTTGCCCAGTCATTTGCGTACCTCTTCCATACATGCCTGCGCCTTGATCTACTAGACCCGCGCCTCTTCCATACATGCCTGCGCCTTGTCCTACCAAGCCTGCGCCTCTTCCATACATGCCTGCGCCTTGTCCTACCAAGCCTGCGCCTCTTCCATACATGCCTTGTGCTCCAGCAAGAGCCCCTTGTCCTTGACGTGCAGCGCCTAGACCTTCTTGCATCATTTGTCCGCCTTGTTGTATGTAAGGAGTAAACCCACCAAGACCACCAGCTAAACTTCTAGCGTGCATTTCCATTGGGTCTAGTCCTGCTACTTGTCTAACAGGAACAGGTATAGGCTGTTTCGCCATACCAAACGCGGATTCCAAGAATCCACGACGCATAGCTTGAGCATACGGCTCTTCATAAGTAGCTGTAGTTGAAGGTCCTCCTCCTCGTCCTGCACCACTAAAATAGTCTTCCCAATTAATTGCCATTATCCCATCCTCTCTGCTTCTTTCATTAATCTATATAAATTCTTTGCTCCGATATTATCGGTAGCTTTTCTTGTCATAACAAATTCACCCGGCTCTAATCTTGCTAGGGTTATGTCCCCAGGTCCTTGGTCCAAGCTCGCTAATCCACCGTGTTTCATCTCAGGTGGAGGTGCATTTGCATATCCTACGCCTGGCATTAATGCAGGCTGTAGGTTAAAAATTCTGTAATCAGGCATACTGCCTAGTCCTTGCCCACCGCCATAGGCTTCTTGACCTATAGGAATTTTAATATCTTGTTCTCTTTGATTTTTTAAGTAATTTAATAAAGCCAGTTGTCCTAAAGGAGAATTGCCTAAATCGCCTATTCCACCTACTACGTTACGCATAATACCTTGCGCTTTATTTTTTCCTTCTTTGCCTCCAACAAAACCTAAAATAGTATCCAGCCAATTTGGTTCGTTTTCCTTCTCCCATTCGTCCCAATCCCACTTTTCATCCCATAGCGCAGTGTTCTCGTCTTGCTGATCTTTAAGAATGTCATACGCAAAATCTGGGTCGCTTTCATATAACCATTGAAAAGGATCTCCTTCGGAATACTCAATTGGATTTATGGTTGTAACAGTGCCATCACTGTACTCTCCTGTAACTGGATCAATTCCTAGTTCCTTAAACAAATCGTCGCTAAAAGCTGAATCTGTAGAAGTTTCTTCGTCGCCAGACCACCAATCACCAACATTGGCAAAAATGCCTTTATCGTCTTGTCCGGGAGTAATGTACTCCCATGTATCTGTTAGCCAATCCCACATAGTATCTCCTATAATATCTCTTTTTCTAGTCCTTGTCTTGCTTGTTAGAAGCGCCAAAGTAGAACGAAACTACCGCACTCGTTAAGCCTCCTAAGTAGCCCAGCACCAAAGATACAATTGTGTCTGAATTGGCGTCTGGTGGCATTAGTGTAACAGTAAAGATATATCCAAGAAAGCCTAATAAAGTAAGGGATCCCAACACTTTTGGTGTCCAATCGCCTGAAAATTTAGTTCTTGCGTCCTGTATATCGGCTGTTTCTAGTGCAAACAGATCTATATCAAGTTCTTTCATCTTAATTTCAAAGTCTGTTTCTACCTTTTTTAGCTCTGCTAATTGCTCAGGAGTAGCTGTTTCCATTGCTTTTTGTATCTTCTTTGGTTCAGGATCACATCCTAATACCTCTGAAATCATGTTTGCAGCCATACCGCCCATAGGACCACCTAAAGCGGTGCCTATAGTTGGGGCTACTGTTCCTACTAACGTTTTTAATATACCTAGTTTCATTATGGTCTCCTTGATGATTTTTTATAATTAGACAGTTTGCTCTTTTTCACTTTCTTAATGTCCGCAGAAGTAATCTTATTACGAGGTTTGGCCACTCTAGCCAATCTCTTTTGCTTCTTAGTGTACTTACTAAACGGCATATTAATCTCCTTCCAAGACTCTATTTCTTAATCTAATGGCCCTATCTCCTACTTGAGATGCCCATTTAGAGTCCAACATCTCAACCGCAGCGGTTTCCCAATCACTTTCTTGCATAGCACCAATAAACTTTTTAAATTTACTGAGTCTAGGATAGCCTAAATTAAAGCACATATTAGCTAAAACACGTTGTCTATTGTCTCCTAGTCCTCTCCACCATGGAGCATTTCTATCTAATTCAGAACAAACAATATCAATATCTTTATTTAAACATTCTCTAATTCTATCATTTGATACAGATGTGCCGACAGATTTTCCAAATTCAGGCTCATTATCTAAGATTAAATGTCCCACTCCAAACGTTGCAAAGCCTAAATGGTCCTCATAAATCTCATCGATAACGCCTTCGTCTACTTTCAGTTCTTCTATTAATTTGTTTCTATCCATCATAGTATCTTTATCGTTGTTGCTCCATTTGTTGACACAGATAACTCTCCTAAACCAGTTACTCCTTCTACTCCTCGTTCTGTTCCTACATATAGATCTACCCACTGCTTACCATTCCATACTTGTAGTTGACTTGTAGAAAGGTTCCAAATTATATCTCCTGCTGTAAATTTATTTTCATCTCTTTGTGTTGCATTAACTGCTAACGTTGCATCAACATCTACCTTATTTAAACTTAATTCTAATACTCTTACTAAACGATTGAATGTCTCAGGAGATATTTCCTCCATAGCTACAGGCAATCGCGTTTCTAAAATCTTTGCCATTATCTTCTACCATTTGGTCGCACATCCATACGCATAGCACCCACTCTAAAACCAACTCCCGATCTAACTCCTACGGATCCATCATCATCTGATTCAATTCTAAGGGCAGCTTGTCTTGCTCTAAGCCTAGTATCTATTTTTGTGGTAGAACTGGTGCAAGTGCTTGTTGAATCAGTGGACAAACTTTCGCCGGGATAATTTCTTTGCTTTAATACAACGTTAATGGTTTGGTCACTTCCTCCATTTCCCGTGAATTTAATATCCGGGATAATCTTACTAATAGATTGGAACTCTTCTCCGTTGCCTAATGCAAAGTCACTAGACTCTATATAGACGTTATCCATTGGCGAACCATCAGCATCATTCCCTGTTTCGTGATTATATAAATAGCCTACATCGCTTGTCGTGTAAGCCCCTATAGGAGCATCGAATATTCCTTCATCTACCCAAGCTGTTCTATTTAATTCGCCTATGCTCCAAACATTTTCCTCGTAATTGAACACAACGTATTTACTGATTACCGTTTCTCCTGAAACAGGATAAAACCAACCTACTTCATCAAATTCTTTATTTAAAAATCCAAATACTTGGAAGGCTTGCCCATCATTAAGTTCACTAAACACATAGTCTTGTACTGTGCACGGTATGTCTTGGACAGCTCCGTTATAGGTATAGAAACCTTTTTTATCCATCCAAAATATTCCCTTTGGAGTATTAATAGCAGCATTGGGTCCAATAAGTCCTACTCCTTCATTCACTAAATTAACTCCAAAAGTGAAAGGCTGACCGATAAAGGTCATGGAATAAAGAGAAGTATCTGTCCAAACCAAAGTTTCTTGTCTGGCTCTGATTGCCCCAACAATCTGAGACCCTGCTGACAATCTAAAAGACCCAGCAGTATTGGTGGATAACGGCTCCCACTGAGCGGCATTTTCTTGATCGCTCCATGCAATAAACATTGGATCTACTGCTCCTGTTCTAGAGCCTCCAGAAATAGGATCTGCTCCAAAACAAACAACGTGTCTGTCTATATCACTAACTAAAATCTGTAGCGCTATTGTAGGAGCTAAGTTTGCTCCACTTAATGCACTTAATGCAACTGCTCTAGTCGTTCCTAATGTAGCGGCACTAATATCAAAATAATATATTCCGCCAGCTCTTACATTCATGATTAAATCTTCACCGAAATTATCATGTGACCACATTCTTAATTGGTTAGAAGCTGTGATTGCCGTTGCAGAGCCAAACGTTCCAGCACCCCAAGTTCCAGCACCCCAACCTGAAGATTCTACATATACGTCTAGACCTACATTGATTTGATACGCTCCTACTACGGAACTACCACCGTTTCCACTATCACTACTATTAGCAGTTACCGTGTCTCCGTCTGTGTCTTTTGCTTCTATTGTGTAGACATTAACGCTTGTCACAGTAGCAATTTGGTATTCTTGATTAAGAACATCTGCGGTAATTAACCCACCTAAAGTAGCAGCACCACTAAAAGTCACAAAATCATTAGCTACTGCTCCGTGGTTTGCATCCGTGACTGTTATTGTAGCGTCACCGTTACTTGCTGAAAAAGTAACGTCTCCAGCAGAAGTAGTAACTCTTAAAGGAGTGACATCGTAAAAATTATCTCCCTCTTTAACGTAATACTTCCAAGTAGCTCCTACTCCTAAGTATTTAGTAAGTTCTAAATCCACCCAAGCGTGTAATGCTCTGGTTGTAGATTTAAAGGTGTTTGTGGTGTTCTTTGCCCAACCACCTATTTTTTCAGGTAGGCCTTTACGGAACCTTATGAGATTAGAATCGAACCACCCACCATCATTAGAGTAATCCGTTCCTTCACGATTTATTCCTGGTCGAAAAATGTATTTTTGTAACGACATTGCACATTCTAAAATAATTGATCGGCTAAAATAGCTCCTGCACTCAACAGTAATGTAACCAAAGTAGCAATAACGAAAAGTTCAAGACGTTTAATACGATTAATAGTTTCTAACCAACGTTCGGTACAAACTGCCTCGTGTTTTTCGATGTGGGCGGCAACTTCCATTACTGTTTTCTTAGCCATTAGCCATTATTTGTCTTTAGCTTTACCAATATTTAAAGCTAAAAAATCTATAACTTTATATAATTTGCCTAAAAACTTATCTCCTTTAGGAGTAGGGGTTACGGCAGCCACTAATGAAGCTATTGCGATAATAGCGGTTATCCACATAAATATATTCAACCACATCATATTATTTCTCCTGTTTTTCTTCAGATTTCTGAAGTTCGTCAGTTTGTTCATCAACGTTTTCTACAACAACATCTACAACATCCCCTGTTGCATCAGCCACTGTTCCTACGACGCTGCTTACATCATCAAGCGCAGCTGCTGCTACACTACCAATAGTAGACACCGTGCCGTCGACTATACTCGATCCTAGATCTTTACCTCCTTCTATAACAGCTCCCACACTAGCGCAAGATGTTACAAAAATAAATATTAATACAAGTACAAAGTTTCTCATCATTCTTCTCCTTCTTCTATTTCTGTTGGTTGTTCAGGCATATCCCAGCAATTAAGGTTGGAAGCGACAGTTCTTCTTTCGCCTTCTCCCTTAAAAGGATATACCATGTGTTGCAACCAAGAGGGAAAAACCAACAACTTCCCTACCTCTGGTTGTATAACAAAAGACTGAGGCGGTCTCAATCTATCTGTATTCATTAATTCATTTCTTCCATAATTAAAAGCAATGTAGCCATCACAATCACCTGATGATTGATATAAAGAATAGGTTGGTGATCCAGCTACAGGTTGATCTAGTATCTGTTGTGGAACTTTTGTCCAGCTAGTCGAAGATATACCCATAATAGTTTTAGTGCCGTGATCGTGTATAGGGTTGTAATCACCCTCGTAACTGTGTACTGACCACGTTTCATCAACCGCTACAGCTTTAGGTGCTTTCAACATTGAACCAGTATTCTGAGCAAAGAAATTAATATAATCTGCTCCCAAACCACATACAAAATCCGTGTATTCTTTTACTCTAGGGTCAGCGTTATCCATAAGTAGTTGTTCACCTTGTGTTATTTGCCCAACCAAAGTATCAGCTAAAGACTTCTTATTTTCATCTTCAACGTATTCGTCAAGATAATCATTCAAGTCCTCAACCATACCCTCTGGCATCTGTGTCTCCATAACAAAGACACTAGGCATATTATGTACTGTTACTTCAGCCATTAACTAGGTACTGGGAATGAATCGTCAGGTACTGGGTTACTAGGTGGGTTAGTAATAACCGAATCCACTTGACTAGCAAATACTGTATCCCATTGAGACACAGGACATAGTGCTACTAAGTCTGCATTACTAAACGTGCCTTTTGCTGCTTTGGTAAAGTTACTTGCTCCTGAGTCTGGATCAGTTGCCCATACATCCTCACTAAACGTACTGGTATAGTACGTTGCATCACCTTCGCTGTCGTTTTCGTATTGCATTTCCAAATGCCATTTTTCCACTTTACTGGATTTGACATAAGGAATGGTTTTTACTAATGTTTTAGTTACTGCCATTTTTTTCTCCTTTATTTAAGTTTATCTTCTAATTCTTCGACTTTTGCCGAAAGTTCTTGTACTGCTTTGACCATTAAAGGCATTAATGATGCTTCGCCAATTCTTTGTCTGCCATCAACATCATCTTCTGTCCACATATCAAAGCCATCTTTTAAATCATAGTTGTCTATAACTTCTTTAACTTCTTGTGCTATAAAGCCATGATTGTATTTACCATCCATAACCCTTTCTTCAGAGTCAGGTACGTGGGCTTTCATTTCCGAAGGTACGTCTTTACCTTTCTTCCATCTGAAAGTTACAGGTCTTAAATCATTGATAAAATCTAATCCAACTTCTTCATCTTGTATATCTTCTTTTAGTCTTACATCTGATGGAGCAGTAATAGAAGTAGCTCCAAAAGCAATGGCTGAATCTGTTGTTCCATTACCGAAACAAAAAGAGTCATCAGCGTTTCCTGTAACATTATATCCCATTACTATTTGATTATTTCCACCTGATCCAGATGGATCACATGAAGAACCCACAATTACATTTTGCGCTCCTGTAGTTATTACATCTCCTGCGGAATAACCTATGCCTATGTTATAACCTGCTGAAGTGTTAGCTGCTAAAGCATGACTACCTAGTGCTGTATTAAGTCCTCCTGTACAAGCTCCTAAAGCATTATTTCCAATAGCCGTATTCTGACTTGATGTCACACAAGCATCTAAAGCCTCTTTTCCTACAGCAGTATTTTCTCCACCAGTTGTGTTGGCTGTTAAAGCATCCCTACCAACTGCCGTATTGCTAGATGCTGTTGTATTAGCTGCTAGTGCATCTTTTCCTATGGCAGTATTATAATAACCTGTAGTGTTTGCTGTTAGAGCATCATAACCGACTGCGGTATTCTCATCTGCTGTAGTGTTTGCTCGTAGAGCATCTTTACCTACGGCAGTATTGTAGTGACCAGTTGTATTAAGTAGTAAAGCTGATTTACCAACTGCTGTTATAGCATCACCTGTAGTATTATCTCTTCCCGCAGCATCACCTACAGCAGTATTTGTAGTACCTGTAGTGTTTGCACTCAAAGTGTTATAACCTAATGCTGTATTTGCATCCGCTGTTGTATTAGCATCTAAGGCTAAAGCACCAACTGCTACATTAGCTGCACCTGTCGTGTTTGCTTGTAAAGAATTATAACCAACAGCAACGTTGCCAGAAGCAGTCGTATTAGATTGTAAAGCAGTAATACCTAAAGCAGTATTAGTGCCTCCAGTTGTGTTTGATTCTAAGGCTTCTACACCAAGGGCTGTGTTGTTAGACCCTGTTGTATTAGCTGTAAGCGAAACTTTACCCACCGCAGTATTCTGTGTACCTGTAGTGTTTGCATATAAGGATTCTCGACCAACTGCTGTGTTGTTATCACCACTAGCACTTGTTCCAGCTCCAAGAGCATAATATCCAAGAGCAGTATTACTATCCCCAGTTACATAAGTTGCCATAGCATTAGAACCTAAAGCAACATTACCTGTTCCTGTCGTGTTTGCTCCTAGAGCAAAATATCCAAACGCCGCGTTGTTTGAAGCAGTGGTGTTTTCTCTAAGAGCATGAGCGCCGACTGCCGTATTCTGTTCTGCTGCCCCTGTCGCATCTTCTAAGGCTCTTTCACCAATCGCGACATTGGCTGTAGTTGTTGTAATTGTCTTTAAGGCATTAGTTCCAACGGCGACATTGTAACCGCCTGTTGTTATGGCTGTTCCTGCGCCAGAACCAATTGCAACATTGTTTATAGCTGTCGTGTTTGCTGTTAAAGCACTAAAACCAACTGCTGTATTGTTTGATGCTGTTGTATTAGCGTCTAATGCTTGTGCCCCGATAGCTACGTTTGAAGCACCCGTTGTGTTTGCATATAAAGCTAAATATCCAACTCCTGTATTATTATCTGCTT